GGATCTGGAACATTCCGCGGTGGTAGTGGAGGGGTTACATCTGGAGGCAGCGGTACCGCTAATAGTGGCTCTGGTGGAGGAGGTTGTCGTAACGGTAACTCATCTCCTGGTTCTGGTGGTTCCGGAATAGTAGTTATTAAATACACATTGTAATAGGAGTAAAAAATGGGACATTACGCAAAAGTAAAAGACGAAGTAGTAGTAGAAATTATAGTAGCAGACGCTGATTTCTTTACAGATTTTATTGATTCAACACCTGGAGAGTGGATACAAACATCATACAATACAAGAAACGGCATACATTGGAATAATGAAGGCCAAGAGCCCTGGACAGTACCATCCGCAGATCAATCTAAATCGTTAAGAAAGAATTATGCTATGATAGGTGGAACATATGATAGAGATAGGGATGCATTTATTCCTCCACAACTTTACGCAAGTTGGACATTAAATGAAGATACGTGTCAATGGGATCCTCCTGTTGATTATCCAGCTGAGTACGAAGCAAATCCAGAACTGTTCTTATGGAATGAAGAAAATCAACAATGGGATGATAATTGGTAACCAATTGTTGAATAAATACTACTATAATTAATTAAAGGTAGAGTATGATTACAGTACATGATATATTTCCTGTCAAAATTTTTGACGCAAATATTAATGTTTCAGATGAAATAGTTAATACAGTTTTAAAATTAGGAAGAGAAAAAAATAACCCTAGTCCAGACAATTGGGAAGGCGGTTGTCAATCTTCCCATGATAGCGAAGATAATGAATTTATCAAACATTCTGAAATTCCCGAGCAAGTCATTAATGCCGTGCAAGAAGTTGCTAAGTTTAATAATGTTATGAAAGATTTAGGTAATGAATTTAGATATAATTATGTAAACTGGTGGAATTATTATAACAAAGGTGAATACCAAGAGTATCATCAGCACGGAAATTATACATATTCAGCTATATTATATCTTACAGAATCAAATTCTGATACAGTATTTTGTCATAATGGTATGACTCATCATGTGAAATCAGAGAAGAATAAACTAGTTATTTTTCCTTCTTGGTTAGCACATTATGTTCAACCGTGTGAAGAAGATGAAAGGGCCTCGATAGCATTTAACTTTAACTTGCATCATTAAAGCCAAAAGTCATAAATACATTAAATAGAACGGAGAAAGAGCAATGGCTTTTTATATAGGTGCAGACAAAGTAATATCAGATACAGACGCTACGGCAGGTATCTCAACTAATAGTGATTTAGATAAATTACAAATTAACGGAACTGATGTATTAACACACAGTGGTGGAGTTGTTAGTGGTGATTTAGATAAATTACAAATTAACGGAACTGATGTCTTTACACATGACGGAACTACTGTTACATTAAAAAATGTAACATTTGATGACGCATCAGAAGTTTCAATAAACACAGATAATATCTCCGAAGGAACAACTAATAGATTTTATACACCAACTAGACAAACTGCAATAGAAACTTATGCAGATACAGCCGAAGCAGATGCAATTAGTACGGCTAACACATATACAGATACAAGAGAAACAGCAATTACAACTGCATATCAATCATATGCAGATACAGCCGAATCAGATGCAATTAGTACTGCAAGTACAGACGCAACTACAAAAGCAGATCAGGCATTAGTTGATGCTAAAGCATATACTGATACAGCCGAATCAGATGCAATTAGTACTGCAAGTACAGACGCAACTACAAAAGCCGACCAGGCATTAGTAGATGCTAAAGCATACACTGATCAAGCTGAATTAGATGCAGGCAGTACATCAAACTCATATACGGATACTGCAATAGCAAATTTAGTAGACACGGCACCTGCAACATTAGATACATTAAACGAGTTAGCAGCGGCACTTGGTGATGATGCAAACTTTAGTACAACAGTAACAAATCAAATAGCGGCACTAACACACGATGGTTTTGCAGATTTTGTAGCAAACGAACATATTGATTGGACGCAGTCAGGTGCAGGAACTATTGATCCTAGTAACTATACTAATACAAACACAAATACAACATATACTGCAGGCACTGGTTTAACATTAACAGGAACAGTATTCTCAAATGATATAACTAATAATAATCAACTTACTAATGGAGCAGGTTATATAACTTCGTTTACAGATACAGACACAACATATACTGCAGGTACCGGACTTACGCTTGTAGGAACAGAATTTCAAAATACAGTTGTAAACACTGATACAAACACAACATACACAGCTGGTAATGGATTAGTATTATCTGGAACAGAATTTACAATGGATGCTTCATATACAGGTGATTTTGAATTCGACGGTGTACTTACTGCAACTGGTGATGTTGTTGCTTATTCAGATAAAAGATTAAAAAGAAATATAGAAACAATTAGTAATCCAATAGACATTGTTAATTGTCTAAGAGGTGTAAATTTTGAAAAAGATGGCAGACACAGTACTGGTGTTATTGCACAAGAAGTAGAAGAGTTTTTACCTGAAGTAGTTCACACAGATGCAGAAGGAATGAAGGCTGTAGCATACGGAAATATTGCAGGTTTATTAATTGAAGCAATTAAAGAACAACAGCAAACTATTGAAAATCTACAAAAACAACTCACAGATTTGCAAAATAAAAATTCTTAATAATACAGAATAATATACTACTATATGCTATGAAGTATATATGATAAATATAATAGCAAGCAATAAGCATGCAATTATCGATAATTACAAGCAAGGAGTCAACATATGGCATTACCAGCAACCGGATCAATCATCAGTATGGGTCAAGTACGTAACTATTTTGGACTTAGTGGAACCATCGCTATGTCTACTTTAGGTAACTACATTTCACCATCAGTAACAACAAACGTTAGTATTTCAGCAACGTTTGGTGGATGGCAGAATCCTAACCCAACAGGTGCACACGGTTAATTTAATTAACTAAATAAAACTAATAATAACGCTGTTTTTTACTTGACAGCGTTATTATTTTATAGTAAAATATAATAAATTACAAAAGTAAACTCAACCACAGGAGAAAACAATGAGTATTAGAACACGCTTCGAAATCGAAACGTTTGTGCTTGGTGCACACCCAACAGCGGCACGTAAAGCACACGCATTAACACAAGAGCTTATGCAAGCTCGAGAACAACAACACCCAGACCTTCCAGTATTAGAAGAAATTTATACAGACTTTAGTGCTGCACATGATGTAGATGCACTATTAAGTGATATTAATTCTACTGAAGAAGAATATTGGGTACACAGACTAGCCAAGCTAGCAGCAGTTGATATTTTAACAATTGGTAAAGTACAACCAGAACACATGAACTACATGGTAGCGTTAGAAGACGAAGCCTTTGCAGCATGTGTTAAAGAAACAACTTCAATTGCTAAACAGTTGAATTTTGAAGTACAGCAAATTGAAGCTGAACTTCAGTCAGAACTAGCTTCTGAAAAGTAATTAATGGTCAGTACAACTAACCATTATTACAAGAAAGACAATTCCGCAAATGTAGCCATTTGTGTTCCTGTGCAGAATCAAACTACGGCGGTCTTTGCTTATAGTTTAGCCATGCTTCAAAAAAAGTGTGGCGAAACTGGACTTGCAACTTCATTACATTTTAACATGGGTAGTGAAGTAGCAATGCAAAGACAGCAGTTAGTAGATCAGGCACTAGAAACAGATTGCACTCATATTATGTGGATCGACGCAGATATGCAGTTTCCAGTAGATACGCTAAATATATTATTAGCAGCAAATAAAGATATTATAGCTGGAAATTACTCAACAAGAGTTCCGCCACACAGGCCGGTTGCCTTTAAAAGCAAAACTGATTTAGACAGTAGAGTTTTTACAGGAAAAGGAATTGAAAAAGTATGGGCAGTAGGAAGTGGAATGATGTTAGTAAAAAGAGAAGTATACGAGAATATTTCTCGCCCTCATTATAAAATTGAGTACAACGAAGGTTATACTGAATTAGTAGGAGAAGATGTTTACTTTTGTAGTCTAGCAAACGAAAATGGATACGAAGTAAATATTAGTCACGATTTAAGTGACAGAATTGCACATATAGGAACACGTGCATATACAATTAAAGGCGATTGCAATGATTAATTTACAAAATGTACGAAAAGAATACCAAGGACAAAGCGTAGTAACACCTTGGGATAGATTAAAAAGGTTTATGTTTGATTCATATCCAATAGTTAAAACACCCATTAAAATAACAGACGAAGGTGCGTTACTTGAACTAGCATCTAAATACAAAGACACACACGATATGGTTTGGGTAGTTTTTGATGAGATTGAACCAAATCCAAAGTTTCCATGGCATTATAGACCAGACGGAGAAATTGGCAAAAACTTTATTCATACATTTCCTAGAGTAGTTAAACGAACTAACAGACCAGTTAGTTGGGGAGACATTCATTTAGTTCCTACACACGGTGTTTCACACGCTATATTACAAAATAAACTTGTATCAAGTTATCATGTTGCAGAATTTGATGTGTTTATGATTAGTTTCCACGAAGCAGAAGCAGACGACAACTTCCAAAAACTAAAAGAAAGATTCAAAGATGCACAACATGTTAAAAATATAGAAGGCATTGGTAATGCACATAAAAAAGCAGGCGAATTAGCAAAAACTGAAATGGTATATATTGTTGATGCAGACGCAGATATTACAGGACACTTTAGTTTTGATTATATTCCACCAATGAGTAGTAGAAAAAATACAACATATGTATGGAGTGCAAGAAATCCAATTAATGACCTAGAATATGGATATGGTGGTGTTAAACTATTCCCACGCGAACAATTATTATCTTTGGGACATTCATTGCCAGATTATACAACAGGTGTATCCTTTTACCAACCAATCGCTGATATATCAAATATTACACGATTCAATAAAGACCCATATAGAACATGGCGTAGTGCATTCCGTGAATGTGTTAAACTAGCAAGTTCTGTAAACCCTAATCAAAAACAAGAAGAAACAGATGCAAGACTTGAAACTTGGTGTACTGTAGACAACGGTGGGCGTTTTGGACGCTACTGTCTTAAAGGTGCAAACGAAGGAAAAGCATACGGTATTGAACACAAAGACAACACAGATGAGTTAAATAAAATTAATGATTTTGAATGGTTGCGTGAACAGTTTGTTGCAAGTATGAAAAAACGCTAAGTTATTTTGTTTGATGTGAATGTACAGTTTTAAGTTTTTTAATAAACTGTTTTGAATTAAATTGTATTTTAGCACCAGGGTGTAATGGTCTAGGCCAATTGCCTATTTTAACCCAACAATATCCATCACTTTCATTGTTTAATACAGGAATGAATTCATCTTCTACTGTAACAACAAAACTGTGATATATAAACTTCTTGTTAGGACTTGTAAATTTGTTTATGGGAATAACTTTCTCTATGGACGGAACTAACCCAACTTCTTCTTCAATTTCTCTATATAAAGTTTCCACTGGACGCTCTTTGCCTTCAGCCTTGCCACCAAAAAAGCCCCATGTTCTAGGATGGTTAACTTCACCACTTCTTTGTTGTAGCATTACTCTACCAGTATCTATACTTAAAAAGATGCATCCACTTGCTGTTATCATATATGTCCTATCCAGTGTGTACAGTCATCGCAAGGATCATCTGTATTATAAATATATTCGCCAGTATCCAGGATTATAAGTTCCTTCATAACTGTTGATCCATTCTGTTCCATTCCACTCTAGCTGATCGTTGCTTGAAGTATTTGTTACATGTTGTGTACCTGCAACTGCAGAACTATCAAAACTAATAGTCCAAGCACTACCGTTAAATTCTATAATATCATTCTTATGTGCAACTATACTAGTCCATAGTGCATTTATAGGAGTATCGTTTAATATAACATAACGTTGTCCACTAATAGCGGCTGGAACACTGCCATCGCCTGGATAATTTTTACTAGGATCTACAATAGCATTAACAGGTGATAATGTATTTGTTGGCAATGTAGCGGTATCTATAGTAACGGTTAGTAAATTAGGATCAGTTGGATGTATTTCTAATCTTCCAATAATATCATTGTCATTATCAGTAACATCAGATCCTTTTCTAAGTCTTAATTGACTAATTCCACTTCTTAATACGCCAAATGGTAACAACTCTTTATCCCATTCCATTACTAAACCATCATCTCCTAAATTAGAACCCTTGTCATTTAGTATTTGTAAATTACCATCAACATAGTTAACCTTTTTATCTTCGTATGTTACTACAGTATATTTTAATGTATCTTTATCAAATACTTTTTGTTCTCTGAAGTTATCTAAATCGTCATCATCTAAACTATATAATTGACTAATGATAGTATGAATAAGTTTTTGTTGTTTTACCTTTGCAGGCGGCGTAATATATACTGGTATATTAAATGTTAATGTAGCAACATCGATAATATCATCAATGCTAGAACCTACACTTCTTGTACTCCATGTTGTATTAGTTAATTCTACATGACTTAATGAAGTCCAATCAACTGCACTACTGTTAGTTCTTATATCTAATGTTGGATTAAATAAAACTAGTATTTGTTCCATTAACTGTAATTTTTGATCTGTGTTGGAAGTCCAAATATCACAATTCATTACTAGCATATAAGGAACAGGTGCGTGTCTTTCTACTGTGTATTGGTTACCTAGTTTGTTAGTATATTCTCCAGTTGCTTGGTCGTATTTCTTTTCGTTTACTTGTACCTTGTCAACGTGATCTTGATATGTTCGTCTTTCAGCAAACATATCAAATGATGTTACATAACAACTAATGAACGGAACAGTGTTAACAATGTTCTCACTATTTTCTCTTGTTATGTGTGCCGCCATACGATTAATATCACCGTATCGTACAGGCACTTGTTGATATATAGGCAAGTCGTTATCGTTCTTGCCCATTTGTACACTGAATCCACTAAACAGTCTTATAAACTGTTGAATGTATCTTCTAATTTGTTTATCGTAAAAGTATTGTTGTGCCATTATTCAAAATCACTCTTTGGTTTAATTACCTGAGACAACGGTTGCT